TTACAGGAAAAGGACAAATTTATTTTGTAAACAAATTTATTGAAAGGAGTATCCATGAGCGAACAGAAGAAAATTAAACAGCTTGAAGAGGAAAATCGGAGATTAAAGGACGCAATCGGGGCATTAACGGAAGCAGTAAACGTATTTACGCGATCCGTAGACAGCGTTGGAATTTGCGATGCAAGTAAGAAAGTAGATACACATTTAGAAAAGGCACAGAGTACGTCCGAACAGGTAATCCAAACAGTGTTAAATCAATTTGGTGTAAAACATAGCATCAATGGTTATTTATATCTTGTGTCAGCGGTCAAAAGATGTCTTGCGGACAGAAAAAAACTCAACAACGTTGTGAAAGGATTGTATACGGAGATTGCAGAAGAGTACGAGACAACCACTATGCGAGTAGAACGTGCTATAAGGCATGCGATTGAAAGTTCATGGGAAAGAGGAAACATGAATGTGATAAACAATGTGTTTGGCTACACTGTCTTAGCGGCAAAAGGAAAACCAACAAACACTGAATTTATCGCACTGCTTACGGATTTTATTTCCTTGCATTATAAGGAACTTGAAAATGAAACATATAACTTTGGCGATTAGATAAGAGGAGGGTAAGCAGTAAATGAATAGTTCAGATTTAAACGATGCAAACATCACAATGATTAAATGTCTCAAAAAAGCCGGATTAGCTATTGAGCTGAATGACGGAAGAATTACAGGAATGATTGCGGAACCACCAGAGGAAATCAAAGTAATGGGATTTATGGGAAACGGAGGGAAAGAGTGAAGATAGGAAAGAAGAAACTTATAGCAACTATGCTGTTAATGCTTCTGTTCTCGGTATTGTGTGGAAATTCTGCAAAAGCAGATGTACATAGCATTGATCCGTATGGAGAACCAACAATGATTCGGGCAACCTGTTATACATGGACAGGGCAACCGTGTGCGAATGGTCAATATCCGGTGGAGGGATTATCAGTCGCAGGAAAAGAAGAATGGCTTGGCAAAACGATCATTATGTATGCGGTTGGAGATGATGGCGAAGTAGGAGATTTGATCGGATACTTTCAATTCACAGATACCGGTTACGGAATCAGCGTACCGGAATCAGAAAAAGGCACAATTCAGCTTGGACGCAGCATAGATGTGTATCGGGATAATGAGAACAGAGTTAACGAATGGATAGCTGAATATGGCGATTATGTTTACATTCAGATTGTAGATGCAAAAGGATAAAGGCACAGAGAGAAAAACTCTACCATGCCCAATAGCATTTATATTATACCGAAAGGACAGGAGAAAATCAATTATGAACATAGAACAATTAAAAAATAATAGGGTTGAGCTGATGGGAAAGATTACAAAAGAATTTACATTTAGCCACGAGCTTTTGGGAGAATCATTTTGTGAATCAGAGATTTCTACAGTTCGATTAAGCGGTACAGAAGACAGAATTCCAGTTCTAATATCCGATAGGGTTATCGAACAAAACAAGACATATGAGGGAAAGACAGTATTCATCAATGGAGAGTTTCGTTCTCGTAATACAGAAGATGGAAAATTAGCTTTATATGTTTTTGTGCATGAAATCGAAATCTTTGATGAATTAGACGGCGGAGATACAAACATGATTATCCTTAATGGATATTTGTGTAAAAAACCGACTTATAGAAAAACTCCATACGGTAGGGAAATTTCAGACCTATTCATTGCGGTTTATAGACATACTGGAAAATCCGATTATATTCCATGCGTTGCATGGGGAAGAAATGCAAAATTTGCATCCGAAATTCCGGTTGGTTCTCATGTGAGATTTGATGGACGAATTCAAAGCCGGAACTACTTGAAACGATATCCAGACGGTTCAGAGGAAGAGAGAACGGTTTATGAGGTATCTGTAAGCAGAATCGAGGTGTTGGAAGATGGCGAAGAATAAGGATTATGTGAGTGTTCCAAGAGATGAATACGAGGAGTTAGTCGAATGTAAAACAAAAGTCAATCTTCTTATCGATTATGTTATTGGAACTGAAAAAACAGATATTTTTCAATCAGGAACTGCAACAACTTTTTATGATGCAGATGCGGTAAACAACATTTTAGGATGTGGATATATCAACCATTGCATTGACAGTTTCAAGAGAGAATATAAGGAAAAGGAAGTGGGTGGAGAAAAATGAAAATGATTTTAAAATCGTTACATATTGAAAACTTCAAAGGAATTAAAAGCCTTGATGTAAATTTTTCAGAAAAAACAAAAATTAAAGGGCAGAACGCGGCAGGAAAGACAACCATCTTTGATGCGTTCACATGGCTGTTGTTTAACAAGAATAGTGCCGGAGAGGAAAAGTTCAATGTCAGACCGTTGGATAAGGATGGAAACCGCGTTGATAACGTAGAGATTAAGGTCGTGGCTGTTTTGGATGTGGATGGTAAGGAAGTAGAGCTTTCCAAAGTTCAGAAGCAGAACTGGGTTAAGAAGCGTGGAACCGATACAGTCACGTTACAGGGTAATGTTAATTCATTTGAGATTGACGGATATCCAAAGAGTGAATCTGATTTCAAAGCCTATGTTTCCGGCTTAGCGCAGAGTGAGGATATGTTTAAAATGCTGACCAATCCACAGTATTTTTCTTCTTTGAAGTGGAAAGAGCAGAGAGATATTCTTATGAAACTTATTGCTGATTTTTCGGATGTGGAGTTGGCAAAGACAGATGCCAAGTATGCACCGTTGCTTGATGAATTAGAGAAAGCACCGTCTACAGATGATATTCGCTCTAAGTTTTCCAAGGCACTTACAGAGTGGAAAAAGAAGCGGGCTGAAATTCCGGTCCGCATTGATGAAGCAGAGAAATCCAAGGTTGATGTGGATACTGCAGAGCAGGAGTTATTAAAGACTGATTTGGAACGGCAGATTAAAGAAATTGAGTTACAGATGAAATCTTCATCCAAGGTGATTGATGATTTAGAGCAGCAGAAATTCGAATTACGGTTTGAAATTAATGATTGTAAGCGAAAGGCAAATGAAACGCTTATTAAAGAGAGACGGTTATTGGATGATAGAAAAGACGAAGCAACAATAAAATTCAATGATTTACATAAACAGATTGCAAAACTGGAATGTGAAATTGTTGAAAAGAAAAAGAGAATTCCTACATTGGAATGCGAAAAAGCAGAACTTGGAAAGCAGTATATGGGTGAAAAGGAAAAGGATTTTGATAAATCACTGTACCTGTTTGATGAATCTAAGTGGAAATTCGATGAATCAACTACAGTCTGCTCATTATGTGGTCAGAGATTGCCAGAAGATAAAATTGAGCAGTTAAAGACTGATTTTGAAGAGAAAAAAGCAAAAGCAAAAGAAGATGCTGCAGAACGCTTAAAAACAATAAGAGAATCATTTAACAATCAAAAGGTTGCAGAATTGAACCGGATTGCTTCTCTTGGTACTGATAAGAAATCAGAAATTGAAATAATGAAATCTGATATTGAAGATGCAGAAAAGAAACTTCCAGAACTTCGTGAGCAGGAAACGGAACAGATGAAAATTAAAAATGAATGTATAAAAAAACTGTCAGAGTTGCCGGAAGAAGCTGATTTGAACACCAGTGAGGACTACAAAGCATTGATGAAGAAAGATACTGATTTGCAGTCAAAGATTGATTCTGCTAGAGCAAACAGCATTGATACATCGGAATTAGAATCGAAAAAATTAGAATTGGAAGCTGCATTAGAAGATGCAAAAACAATCATTGCACAGGCTACCAAGAATGTTGAAATTGATGAGCGCATTGCGGAACTGCAGACAGAACAGAAAGAAATCGGACAGAAAGTTGCAGACCAGGAACAGATGCTTTACCTCTTGGAAGAATTTATCCGTTTCAAATTGGATAAGATTTCAGATTCTATCAACAGCCATTTCAAGACGGTTAATTTCAAACTTTTTGAAATGCAGTTAAATGGCGGCATGAAAGATTGCTGCGAGTGTACTGTAAATGGCGTTCCGTATTCAACTTTAAACAGCGGTCACAGAATTGTAGCCGGACTGGATATTATCCGTTCCCTTAGCGAAATGTACTGTGTTAGTTGCCCGATTTTCGTAGACAATGCAGAATCGCTGAATGAGTTCAATGTGCCGGATATGGACGCACAGTTAATTCTTCTGACAGTATCAGAGGACGAGCAGTTGAAAGTGGAGGGTGCGTAGAATGAATAGCAAGAACATTAAGAGACATTTAGGCAACAAACTCCGTGATTGGATTGGGAGTATTGAAGATGAGAACGTAAAGGCTGTTGTGAAAGAAAATACCATTATCACTGGTGGCGCATTGGTTTCTCTTTTAACTGGTGAGTCTGTGCATGACTATGATGTATATTTCAGAACAAAAGATGCGTGTATTACTGTTGCAAAATACTATGTGGATAAGTGGAATGCTACACATGAAGATAAGCCGGTTGCTCTTATGTGGGGAGAAGAATTGGAAAAGGCAACCGGTAGTGATAATGGATCAGTAAAATGCTTTGTTCGTTCCAAAGGAATTGCAGATGAGAATGAAATGGGTGGGGACTCTATCGCCTATAATTTTGAATCTACAGCCGAGGAAGATGAAGCAGTTGGAACAGAACGCGAAGCAGACGAAACTGATTCAGATTCCAAAGAAAAATACAGACCACGCTTTATTACCAGTAATGCAATCAGTCTTTCTAACAAAATGCAGATTGTTACGAGATTCTACGGAGAAGTAGAGGAAATTCACAAGAATTATGATTTTGTTCACTGCACTTGCGCTTGGAGTTCATGGAATAACGAAGTATTTCTTCCTCAAAAAGCATTAGAGTGCATTATAAACAAGGAATTATATTATGTAGGCTCTAAATATCCACTTTGCTCTATTATCCGCACGAGAAAGTACATCGAACGTGGTTACCATATCAACGCTGGTCAGTATGTGAAAATGTGTATGCAGTTGAACGAACTTGATTTGAAAGATGTAAAAGTATTAGAAGAACAGTTGACTGGTGTTGATACGACTTACTTTCAGATGATGGTTGAAGCATTACAGGAGCACATGGAAGAAACAGGTGATTCCAAGGTTGACACAACGTATGCAATGGAATTGATAAATAAATTGTTTTAGGAAGTGAGGGATCAGAATGAACTACATAAAAGCAAAATATACAAACAGCACACGCAGTTACACCTTTAAGACCGAGGATTCCGTAAAAGCCGGAGATACAGTCGTAAATGCCAAAGGTGCAAAGCTGACGGTTACGGATGAATCGGTTGATATGAAGTGGGTGGAAACCTACGGTGCTGATAAGGTGGCGGTTGTGAGGAAATATGAAGAAAGCGAGGAAAAATAAATGATCTTACAGAGAAAGACAGTTCGTACAGGAAGAGGAATTTGCAAGGTTGAACTTGTGAAAGAGGGGACAGATTACATCGTGAAAGTAGATGGGGACGTTTATAAAAGAACTGCAAATGAGTTGTTCGCAGTACAGGCATTTAATGAGATTTAGGAAAGCGAGGAAAAGTAATTATGGCAGAAGCAAAGAAACAGGAAGTAGCAGTATCAGAGGAAAAGAAAGAGGTTGCACACAGCAACAACAAGGTAACAGATTACAGCCTTGGAATTTTTGGAACATCCGACAACTTTATCATGGCTATGCAGATGGCAAAGGCATTATCGAGCTCAACAATCGTTCCATCAACGTTCCAGAAGAACGATGCGAACTGTCTGATCGCAATTGAGCAGGCGCAGAGATTAAAGGTTAGTCCGCTGATGGTTATGCAGAATTTGTATGTTATTCAGGGCAGACCGAGTTGGAGCAGTAAATTTCTGATCGCTGCAATCAATAATTCCGGCAAATTTGACATGGAATTACAGTTTGACGAAACAAAGGATAAGAACGGAAAGCCATTCTCTTGCACCGCTTGGACTATGAAAAATGGTCGTAGGGTTGAGGGCATGGAAGTAAACATGGATATGGCAAAAGACGAGGGTTGGCTTGGCAAGAACGGCAGTAAATGGAAAACCATGCCGCAGTTAATGCTTCGCTATCGTGCCGCTTCTTTCTTCTCCAGTCTGAATTGCCCGGAGTTGACAATGGGGCTGTATACGAGAGAGGAAATGCAGGACAACGATTTCAAGGAATATCCAATGGAAAATTTACAGGAGCAGGTTAAGAGAGATATTGCCGAAAATGCCAATTCAGAGGACTTCATTGTTGCAGATGCAGAAGCAAAGGAAGTTGAGAGTGCAGCAGTCGAAGCAGAAGTTGTTGGACCGGCAGAAAATGACGAGAATTTGCCGGATTTCATGAAGGATTAGAGGTGGACGCATGAATCTTCCAAAGCCTGAATTGAGTAAGCAGGGAGCATTGCAATTATGGAATACATATCATTCGGAGTATGCAAAGGAGCAAATGATTCTTGCCAACTATGGGATTGTTTTCTCTGTCATGCAAAATTTAAGTATTCCAGTGGATGATGAAGATATGTTTCAAACCGGAATTGTTGGATTGCTAAAGGCTATTAATACATTTGATTCTTCCAAAGGGTATAAATTTTCAACCTATGCTTTTCCTATTGTGCGAAATGAATTGCTTATGTCATTCAGAAAGAGAAAAAAGTCGGTAAAAGCAGCGATTTCTCTGGATGATAATGTAGACATAGGAAATGGCGAAAGTGTTCCATATGCCGAGCTGATAGCAGACGCTAGGGATTACGAGAAAAATGTGGTAAATTCTATGCTTGTTCAACAGATTTTTGGAACGCTGAATTTGAGAGAAAAGCATATTTTCATAATGTTCTTTGTAGAAAATAAGACGCAATGCGAAATCTCTAAAGAGATGAAATTGTCACAGTCATATGTTTCCCGAATTATTAAGAATATGGGAAGAAAAGCAAAACACAAGGAAAGGAATACAATATGAGGGTTATATCACAGGATGGCGCGATTGATGTGCCTTATGAAATCAGTTCTTTTTCTTTAGCAGGTGGAAAATATAAAGATGTTGAGCATGCGGCTGTTTATTGCCATAACAGCTCTACGGCGGCAGGAACTAAAATGGCTGAATACAACTCAAAGGAAAAAGCCAAGAAAGCTATGGAAATGCTTAGAAGTGCGTATACAGGAAGTATTGTCATGTTTCAGAACGTTGAGCCTACAGACGAAGTTAATGAAGCGTTCAAAAAATGCAATACACAGGTCATACATGCAATCCTTGACAATCAACCATCGGAAATTAAATTTGAGAATCATCAAAATTTTTATTTCCAGTTTCCAACAGAGGAAGAATTGGATTAGCCTATGGAAGTTATGTCAGTCTTAGAATCCGTGCAGAAAGGCATGGAAGATAACATTTACAATTTCTGCAAAGATGGAAAATGTAGTCAATGCGGTAACTGCTGTTCCAACCTTTTACCGATGAGCAGAAAGGAAGTAGATGCCATTCACAGATATATTCGCAAGAATCATATCAAAGAGTGCAAACACCTGCTTCCTACTGCGAACCAACTGTATGATATGATGTGTCCTTTTCTTGACACAGATAAAAGTTGCGAGAAATGCAGAATATATCCGGTTCGACCGGAAATCTGCAAACAGTTCATTTGTGACAACGAGCAGAGGGCAAAGCATAATCGGACATTGTTGGGGCAGACGAGACAGATTGTTGATGTAAGGAGTGAGTTCTTTCCATGAATTACTACTGGGTACGCATTTATGATTACAAAACAGATGAAGAACTTAAAGAATATACAGACATAGATGTGTGGGAAGCACGCAGGGGAACTCTCCTTGATGAATACTATTTGTGCGGAGAGGGCATGTCCAGAGAAGAAGCAAAGAATAAAATCAAGGAGAAAAGCGGAGTTTCAAAGTTTGCAAAGCCGCGGAAGAATAGTGGTATATACGCTATTGTTATGGATAGCAACCAATTCTTTTATGACAGGTTCAGTGTGGAAATTGACACCATTTGTTTTAACTGCCACAAGCCTATCAAGGGCAAATTGAAAGATTTCCCTTATATGGCAACGGATAATGGAGAAAGATATTGTTTCTGCTCGTATAGTTGCAAATCGGAAACAAGTAGGAAAATCAATCCGTATTATGAAGGAGAATTTCAAAGTCGAGAGGGATATGAAAGCAATGGTGGTGTGTATGGTTACATTTACCATATCTACAACAGAAAGACCAACATGCACTACATAGGGCAAACAGTATATATGCCGTTTTTCCGGTGGCAGGAACACGTTAAAAGTGGTTTGAAAGGCGATATAACAGACCTCGTATTTGAAACTGTAACAGAGGTTCGTGTTAAGTCGCAAGAATATCTAAACAATATTGAAGCGTGGTGGATTCGAAAATTCATTGATGAATATGGAAAAGACAATGTAATGAATATTACAGTCCCGAAGATAACGCTTGAAGATTTAGCAAAAGAATATTCAAAGATTGTTTCGGGGCAGTTAAGTATTGAAAGTGAGGTGGTTTAATGCTCTTAAGATGTTGTGGTTCCGGAAGTTTGGGTAATTCCTACGCTTTAATTGCAGACAATGGAGAAATCCTTGCGATTGAAGCTGGTTGCAAATTTCTTGATTTCAAGAAAATGATTGATTGGAAAATCTCAAATGT